ATGGCTTCGATCGGAAAGCATAGAGCACTGCCCATAGAGGCAAACTTCTTGAGAGGAGACACGAGTGTCCCATCAGGAAGCTCAGCTCTGGTAGACCTACATGCCGCGATCGCATCCCTTAAATCGGGATTAGACCGAAACATATCAAGTGCGAGTGAAAGTGGAACACGATCACTAGCGTCTGATAAGTCAATCGTTGCTAATTGACCCGAGGCCGAACTCGTTAAGGCCAGCTTTTGATTGATAGACTGATCAACAAAGTTAATGTGACCAGCAGTCAACCAGTAGGACTCGAGGCGTCTATAAAGAACGTCTCTTATCCCTTGTTGTGCATACTGCATACAACAAGGCTCGATGGCTATAACACGGGGACCTTTGAGTGTTTTCGGAACTGTGACCACCCTCACTGGGTGCTCATCAGCTTCTGGCACAAACGTTACCTGTTCGAGCTCCTTGTCGCCGGGATAGATACCCAAAGGGTATCCATTTCCGACTAAAGGGAAATAAGGCTCGAGACGTTCATGCCAACGCTGCCAAAGAAATTTCTGGTTACCAGTAATTCCCTCAGCAGTTGTTCCAGGACCGTGTCTTGGGATGCATTCTGAGAGTTTAATCTCAGAAATGCAAGAATCCCACAACACAGAAGATACACGACGAAATTCGTCGAGATCTTCTGACGGAACAGAAAACGAATCAAAGGAACTCTCCAATGATAGATAGTTATGAAGTGTTTTGGCCACCCTCGCGGGTGTACAATCGACTTCGATCTTCTTAAAGCAGAGGCAAATTTGCCTGATTGCTTCGACGACCGATGGCGAATCTTCATTGCTTTCGTCATATTGTCTCCCTGTCTTTCGATTGAACAGTTGACTGACCATACCTTGCAAAAATGCAGGGATTGATCCACATTTCCCAAAATTACGGAAACGTGTTGAGTCAATATACCCACTTGCCAAAGACTTTTCCAAGTCCGAAGCAAATGAGGGAAGGGTGATCGTTAAAAACGAAAATCCTTCATGTTCAACCCGTGCCCTGATGGTAATTAGGTCACGTAAATCAAAGACATCAGCGATGCACTTGCTCGTCGCATCTATATAGATGCACTCGAGCAACTTCAGATAGTCACTTACGTTGCTTTTCATACTAGCCTACCTTTCGGGAAGCAAAGTATCAAGCCACGTCTGTCTGCCATCTGATCGCAGTAATGCGGTCAGCATACTATCGTATGGAGGAACAACCAAAATCAGCAAGAGGTCCCACGATTCGAACGTGGCGTGCATTTGGCCCGAAGGTTATTTAACCACGGAGACCCAGATGTCCAAACTTCCTGCTGCAAAAGTTGTATCGTTAGACAACTCCAACAAGGTTTCTTACGATTCCTTGCCAAAGAGTTTGCCAACTACTCCAGACGTATTGATCCAGACGTTATCGGCTGCAATTAAGTAGCCAATGGTAGTCGCATCGAACCCAGTGATGGGTCGATCGATTACCCTCTGGTCCCACAGCCACTCGTAGTCCAGAGCGGACGACAAGGGGTCTGAGGCGATGACGCGTTTGCCAACCTTTATAAGAGAACGAACTCGTTCTCCTTTAACGGTATGGCTGATGGTAAACGAGTAGTTTCCATCCGCCGACTCATAATCGGAACTAGTTCCGGTTGATTTTATACGAGCCAGCGAAATCGCAACACCGTTTACGGTGATAGTTATGGGATCTGCAAACATAGTGGTTGACCTCTAAAGTAAGTTGAGTGTTAACCCATGGACCTGGTAGAGGGACTCCTCCCTCGAAACATTACCAGATTGATCACCATAGGTAGATATCCTAGTGGAATCCCACCCGGGAAGGGCGGGATATGCCTAAGGCACCTAGGATTGAAAGACGCCATGGGGATAAAGTTTCCCATGGCGAGCCGAATCCAAATGGACTATCTACTCCCCTCCGCAACTTTACGTCGGTATAATTGACGTATCGGAGCGTAACATCCCCGCGAGCGACAGGTAGCCGAATATCGAGTACCTGCCGCTTAACGGTATGATGCATTAGGAATAGATATTTACACACGACTCCATCTTCTACATAGGCCGTCAATGCGTCGATATTTCGACCAACATTCAGTGCCCAGTCGATGAGCCACGTCCAAGGTGTTGCTCTCCAGATGTTTGATGGATTGACTCTAACCCCATACATCGTTGAATAACGATAGATGGAGCTAATAAGCCCGTCATCGACGTGCCTACCCTCAATCATATCAAATTCAGGTTTATACCACTTGAACATCCCCGACGTAGTTACAAGTTGAGTTTCCTCTTCTTGA